GTCTTGGGTGGAGTCCTCATAAACAGGACCCATCCAACGCCACAAGATGGTTAGATCACCGTCTGGAATAAGACCAATAACCTTGGGTGGAATTTGCTGGGTCTCCACGCAAGCCATCATAAGATTTTTGAGTTGATCATTGTATTGCTTCATTGCTTCTTCATATGCCATTTCTTCTTCCGGAGAAGCGCCATCGGATAGGTCCACAGGCTTTTCTAAGCCTGCTGCCATTGCAAGCGTGGTCTTGAAGAGTTGTTCTTCTTGGTAAATAATCAACTCAAGACAACGACAGATGCCATGAGTGTAAATAGAATTTGCTTTCTTCTTGGATGTAGCAGCTACACGACCAAACAGTGATTTGTACTCAGTTGCAGTTACGCCTGCAGAGATGGACAGTTCATCAACACCACCAAGTGCTGTACGGATCTCTTCTCGATACTGCCGTGCAAATGCGTTTTGGTCACCCGTGATTGCATCGGGGACAATGTAACCAACACGGTCGTTTGGTTCCAGGTTTGCAATAACTCTTGGTACACGGATCTGACCATCAACACCACGACTGACAGGATCTGCTTTAAACGTAGAACGACTCAAGGCAGCAGGACTTGTAAAGCCAGAGTTTGCTGCAATCGAAGGTCGCTGAACACTCATATCACCACCTGCTTCCATCAGGTCTGTCTTGGGACGTGACGAGAGCAGTGTTGGGTTACCAAAGAAAGTAATGTTCTTGCGCATAGTGCGCATCAATTCATCATGCGTACAGATGTGATTAGCAACTGCATCAAACTCACCAGAGCCTTCATTTGAAAAGCCTTGGGTGTTGTTGATAATCTCAACGCAAGGAATAAAGCCAAGACTATTTTTAAGCGTTTTAGTATTACCCGTTAACGCATAGGTTGGCATGTCAAAATTCAGCTCCGAATCAGAGTGTGTCTCTTCAATTTCTTTTGGTTTGATTGATAGTCGGATATAACGCTTAGCGCCAGGATTGTATGTGCTTTGCGACCCAGTGATATTGACTGTATTAATTTGATCGCCAAAGCCGTTACCACGGCGAACCTTATAACTGTAGATAATTACGACTTCGTCAAGCTCACCGTCAACGTTGTAGTACGCACGATATTCATGTTCACGGAAGTAATAAAGTCTATAGCTCTGCTTGGTAGGACGGATGTAAAAAAGTCCTTTACCATCACACAAAAAGTATTCCCAGATGGAATCCAAACGGGTATCCATCTTGTTGTACTTGAGTACCCTGTCGATAAAGTCTTTGCGTTGAGCGCCAAAGTTATCTTGACCTGGAAAAAACTCAACTCCTTGGCGAATACCAAAGAGTTTCATCTGTGCAATATGGGACGCAACAATACCCGTATCTACAACAATGTCACTGTTTTTATCCAGGTAGGCATTGATGATTTCGTGGAGCCGGGCTTTAGCGTCAGCCATTATTCACCTTGTACTTTTGTTTAAATACTAGCAGTTCAAGAAACGTATTTACCACCAAAACCAACAGGAGTTTGTACGGGCGGAAAAGCACGATTGCGAAATTGTTCAAGAAGCATTTCACGTTGGAATTGCTCTTCAACTTCATCAGGAATTACTGGCATATTTGAGTAAGTACCAGGAGCTGGTCCCATGTCAATCGTATCTCCATAGAAAGGAGCATCCTGAGCAAGCAACACACCGCCCACATTTCCAACACCTGCGGAAGGCATTTGCCTTTGAAGTGGATTTTGACGTTGATAATCTTTTATTTGCTGGCGCCAGCTGCCAGGGGCCTTAAACATTTCTTTGAACTGCGCTTCTTCATCTGGGTCAGCTTTTTGAGGGCCAATAGGAAAGCTAAGGCCACCAGCAACTGCCCCTAAGTTTCCGCCTACCTGCATACCACCTTTAATACTAAACATCTTTACATCCGTCAATCCGTTTATTCTACTCTTCTATAACCTCGTAGCCAGCCGCATCATTGACCTTGGAAATGATGATGCCAGTACCACGGACATCCCAGTTAAGTACGTCGCCTTCTTGCCAGCAAAGCTCTTCCATCACCTCATCGGGAAGAACAATGTACTGATCGCCGTTCTCGTCCTCTTGGACCTCAAGGATGTAACTCATTTGGATTCAAGTAATTTCTCAACTAGCTTATCAAGTTTTGCATTGATTTGATTGAAGTTATCATGCATTTGCTGGATCTCTCTCAGGAAGTCAACCTTGAGAACGTACTCTAAAGGCATACGTTTTAAATCGTCTTCCAAGACGTCAATCCTTCGCTTTTGCGAACCGATGTAGTTAAAAGCTTGTTGGATCTGGTCGTTTTGCCTACCAAGGATCTTGCCTGCGACCCAACTACCACCGGTAATAGCGGATACAACGGCCGTCAAACCGATAGCAATGTATTCAGGTCCCACGACCAAATTTCGCTTTTTTCTAATTCTAAGGTTTAGTAATCAAGTTGGAGTTTACCCTTTTTCATAAGACCGTTAATCATCCAGACAAGGGCATCCACACAGTCATCATGGCTGCTAACACCAAAGTTAGTCAGCTCTTCAAACATAGCGGTGAAGTTGCGATACCTATTAAAGATGATCTTACGGTCCTCAAAGAGTCCCATGCAACCACGGAAGCGTGCCAACTTATCAGCACGGAATCCTTTGACGGGATGCCAATTCAAGTTGTAAAGACTTTCATTGTTCAGGCACACACGTTTGAAGTCTGCTTCCAGGGAAGCCTGGTACTGTACGGCTTCTGAATAGATGTCACACGTCGGGTAAGTCGGGAAATAATGACCGCTCTCATCTCGGCCCAAAATAGACCAATCATTAAGCAGTTCTTTCAAGGCATCTAGTTTTTCTAGGTTGCCCATGACGCGTAAACGGCGGTAATCAATGACATGGATCTGATCACCAATACGTCCACCAAGTACCATCACGGTGTAATCATTTTTCTCTTTAGTGCCAGCGGAAAGATCGACTCCTATTGCAAGTGTGTCAAACTCTGTGGCGATCTCAGCTTTAACGATCAGTTCAGGCGCAAGAGACAACTCATTTTGTCTAATGACCTGATTCATGTACTGGAACGAAAAAGCAATAGGTGCTTGCCTTTTCTTTTCCTTTAAGTAATCCAATGACCACATCTCTGGCCAGTACGATTTTTCATCCCCTGTCTTGGGATCATTGAGGATCGCAGAAAGAACAATTTGCAACCAGTTGTTTTGTGTGTTAAATGTGGTGGAATGAATGTCATCATGGCGAAAGCGGGTACCAAGGCAAATAGCCCTGGCGCCTTCAAACATGGTGGGTGCGATTACCGCATTCCAGTTGTCCTGCATCTGTTTACGGATGTCAGGGTTGGAGATGTCTGCCGCTGATTTAATGGCGTCATCAATGATCACAAGGTGTGAACGCTTGGAGGTCACTGAACCTTTAAGGCCAGCAGCGCAGAGGGTAAACTGTTCTTCACCTGTGGTATCAATACCAGCAAACTTGTGGTCAATGGACCAGTACTCATTACTGGTGACGTTCTTAAGAAGACGTACGGTTGGGAAGACTTCTTGGTATCGTTTGCTTTCAATGATACGTTTGATGGTTGCCGACTTAGAACGTGCGATATCAACCGTATAGGACAAGTAGAGGATCTGTAGCGGCTTCTTGGCTTGTGTGTGAACACCAATAGCCCAGGCGGTAAACAAGCCGAGGACCGTACTCTTTGCGGAGCCCCTGGGTGCCAGGAGATCAACGTTTGGTCCTGCAATCTTAAGAAGACAAGTACTGTCTTCACCTGTCACAAAGTGACGATGCCATTCTTTGTGGTGATGAGCTGGAGGTTTATCTGCTACATACTCACAAAAGAAACCAAAATCTTCTCTTGCTTTCTCCAGAGATTCAAGATTTCGGGGAATACGAATCTGTTGCCTGCGAGCAGCAGCTTGTGCATTACGTCGATATGCAAGATGTTGATACGCAGGCACAGTAAGTATTGTTCAGTGTATTACTGAATACTACCTCATTTGCCGTCTTTGTTGTCCTTCTTCCGTTCTTGGTACTTGCGGACTTTGTCCAGGGCGGCCTTGCGCTTCTCCTTGTCCGACATCTCGCTGCCGTCCTCGTTCTTGGCTTCCTTCTTTTTGAAGTGCTCCAGGAGCTGGGGCGGCATTGGCGATACTTTATTCAGTAATTGTTGAAACTGCTGTGGATCTGCGGCCGGTTGCTGAGAAGGTGAAGTTGCACTGCGGCCCATGCGTTCACGCTGAATCTGCCTAACAAAAGTAGGCATGTTTGTTGCTACACCTGCTGCGTTTACGTTAGAACCCATGGCAATTCTTTTATTTTAACGTGAGCTGTTATTCGTCTAATTGCATTTTAGCCCAGATACTCATCGAGGCTTCTTCTAGTGGTATTTCAATTGGATCATCTTTAAAGATGACCATGAGTTCACGCATGGCACGGTCAGCACCAGCCATCAATAAGCCTTTCCGATCGCGATTAGATGTAAAAACTTCAACTTGAGCAATCGTGCCACGTAATTCTTTTTGCATGCCTGCAATGCGCGCAACACCTGCATCACGTTTTACAACGCCATTATCAACATCTTCTCTAAGCTTTCTGATATCCTCTTGCATCTCCTCAATTTCATACAGAAGTTTCTTTCGGTGATCCGGCTTTGGATAGTTGTTTTTAAGCCAAGCTTCACACGAAGTAATGCTTCCGTTGTAACCAAGGAATCTTGCGTATAGAAAAATTTCAACCACAGAAAAACAATCTGCGGCAAATGCCGTAAATGACTCCTGGTCGGAAGACGTTAAGTTATCGAC